TGTGATGGTGAAACTGAAGGAGTATTACCATTACCACCTTGACCTGCACTGCCTGGAGTATTACCATTGTAAGCACCTCCACCACCACCCGAGCCGCCGTTTCCACCGTCTTGGTTTTCAGTATTACCAAATCCGCCACCGGCAGATGTAACCGTTGTAAAACCTGGAGCAGATAAAGCTGAGTTACCACCTTGTGAACCTGCGTCTGAAGCGTCGCCAGCTTGACCACCTGCACCTACCGTAACCGTGAAAGTTGTACTTGATGGCAAATCAGTTGAACCTGTACGATAACCACCTGCACCTCCACCACCTGCACCGGCAAAGTTGTCATTGTTATCGTTTGCACCACCGCCGCCACCACCTCCGGCAACAATTAAATATTCTATTTGAGGAACAGCTGCGACACTCATTTTAAATTGTCTTGTTGTTGTAGCAGTACCGTCTGTAGCTGAAACCGTAAATGTATATTCTTGAATTGTAGCGTCAGAAGCTACTGTGCCTGAAAAAGCACCCGCTGTAGTTAATGAAAGACCAGAAGGTAATGAACCTGCTGATATAGTATGTGTTATTGAATCACTATCAGCGTCTGTAGCAGCTGCTGTTGTAAGAGTGTCTGGAGTACCGTTTGAATTACCTTGATAAATTGTACCTAAATTAGTATCAGCTGCTGTAGCAAAAGTAGGAGCTCTGTTTTGTGTAATAGCGTCTGCTAATTCAGCAGAAAGACCTGAACCGTTTGTAACTTTAATTGCATAAGGCTCATTTGTGTTATCAAAATCTGACCTAGCAACTGTTACCGTTAATAAGTTTGCACTATTTCTTGTAATAGATTGAGTTGAAATTGTTTCTGAAGAACCAACAAATGTTACCGTAGCACCAGTTGTATCAAATAAAGAACCTTTAACTTGAATCGTAGCATTACCACCAGCGCTGCCATCAATAACTGCTGTTGTTACATCTGAACCACCATCTAGTGTAAATTGAGTAATTGTTGGAGGACTATCAATAGATTTCCAGTCAGAGCCTGTATAATATTCCATCAAGTTAGTCGTTGAGTTAAATCTTAATTGAGCAGTATTATTAACTCTTTGACCCGTAGTACCAGTTGGTATAATTACACCGGTTGTGCCTGTGAATTTTTTATTTTTACCGTGAATATCTCTTGAATCTGCCATTTTTTCCTCTTAAATATATTTATATATTTATTATAGTACCTCTATAAATTTCCAACCATAAGTTGAACCAGTATAAACCAGTCCAACGCCAGAATTTTCTACTGCAACCGTCATGTTTTCTGTTGCACCATTAATTTTATTACCGTTTCTATCTATTGTTAAATTATTTGTATCAAATGTTCCTGCTAAGTCAATAAATCTAACTTGGTCACCTGTTTGAGGTGAAGCCGGTAAATTTACCGTTTGAGCGCCTGATGTAGTATCAATAAAATATCTATCGTTAGCTGCAACGGTTAAAGCAGTTGAACCATCAGCAGTATGTGTTGCCCAAGGATTACCACCACCTAAGCCTGTCCATTGTGTTCCGTTATAACCTTCCCATGTTACTAGAGATGAGTTATATCTAATACCACCAGTAAATAAACTTCCACCTGTAGGTCTTTCAGCAGTTGTACCAGTTGGTGGTACAAAATGACCTGTTCCCATTTTATCTCTTTGTGTATAACCTACAATAGCGTTTTCTGTAGGTATGGCAGTATTTGAATCTCCTGATAAAGTTTGGTCTGTACTAAACTCATTAATAGTAGCACCTAATTCTGCACCAATTGAACCTAGTTGTAATTCACTTAAACCTGAAAGGTCAAATGCGTCTGCGTTCAATGTAGCAATACCAGTTGCCTGTTGAATTCTAAATAAATCTCCTACTCTAAAGTCACCGTTTTGGTCAGATGATGTAAAGTAAACTCTACCACCATTTGTTTCATCAACTTCGTCTGATTGGTCAGCTGCTTGAGATGGACCACCTGGATAATTTGATGTTGTAACATCACCAGTACCAATATCTAGGAAGTCGTGACCTGTTAATCTAACATTTGAAAAGTTTTCTGTAACTTCAATAGCAGCGTTATCTTGAATATTATTTGAAGTAGTTACATTTTCTGTTAATCTAACTGTAGCTGTTCTATTTGATGTATTTTCTTCAGATACTAATGATACTCTGTAATATTTAGCACCAACTTTAAAGTTTGTTCCTACTTTAATTGCACCTGCTGTGCCTAATGTAGCGTCGGATGAATCAACTGCAATAAGAGGTCCAACTTGACCTGTTTCAGCAGCTGAACTATCACCAAATGAACTATCTAATGAAACTTGGAATGTAGAAGAATCTTCTTTTGTAATTGTAACAACTTCACCTTGTTGGAAGTTACCACTTCTATCTGAAATATGTAAATAGTCTAATGATACATTAAATCTAAAAATTGTAGCAGTAGCGCCTGAAGTATCACCTGTAATAGTAGCAGTACCACTACCGTTTGTGCCTATAGAATCTTGTATATCCGATTCAGTTGCTGGACTAACAAAAGTTGTAGAGTTGTATTTTAATAATTGACCTTTTGCCTGCACACTTACGGCTGTTTCGTCTGCGTCTGTTCCGTCTGCAACAGCACCTTTTTCACCATAAGCAGATGAGCAGTTTAGACCTCTAATAAATCCGCCTGATTCTGCTAAGAAAGACCTATCACAATAATAAGTAAAGATGGAAACCATCTCACCACGGCCTCTAGCCAATGCATGAACACCACGACCATCAGAGTTGATTTGAGTAAAGTCATTTGCAAGAATTGATTTGTTACCTGAACTATGTAAGTTACCATCAATTTCAATACCTGTTGCGTTAGCATTTACAGATGAACAGTTTTGTATATAAGGCGAAGCAGTTGTTATTGAGCCTTCAGGATCCAATGATGTTACGGCAGCTTTACCTGTTCCTTTTCCTGTTGGTGTTCCTGTTAAACCTTTCATTGACATTTGTACTAGGTTTGTGCTATTGTTTAACATGAACATATCAGAAGCATTATTGTCTTGTAAAGAGGCAACTTTCATTGTAATTGCACTTGAAGAACCAAATAATGAACCTTGGAATGTAACTACATCATTTACTGCATGGCCATAACCACCATTATAAATCGTAACTGAAGGAGTTGATGAACCGTCTGTTGTTACATTTACAACAAGACCATTACCACTACCAGTTGTAGATGTTTGATGAACATAATTATATGTGCCTGGAGTACCACCTGTACCACCTGTTATTGTACTCACCGTTTTAACTTGTGAACCAGTTGATGAAGCAGGTCTAATTTCTGTGCCTCTTAATGATTCACCTTGAACGGTAACACCTGCTGGAATTCTTAAAGGCAAATTTTCTCTGTAAACACCATTTTTAATATAGATAACATCACCAATTGAAGCAGAAACAACAGCGATTGTAATATTACTTGCACCACCTAATTGAACCGTACTTCCGTCAGTACCTATATTACCAAATGTAATTGTATCTCCAGCTGCGTGACCTGAGCCACCATTTGTAATTGTAATTGTAGGTGTTGAAGAACCATCTAAAACAATTCTAGCAGTTGCACCTGTGCCTGAACCTGTTGTTGCTGTTTGTGAAACATCAAAAGTCCCTGGAGAACCGCCTGTACCACCTGTTATAGTGTCAAAGTCAACAATATCACCAGAAGTTGCCTGTGATAATGCATAGTTAACCGTTTTAAAAGGCAAATATTCTGTACCTGGATTTGAGTCTGAACCTGAATTTGCAACATAGTAAACATTTTTACCTTCAGCATTTGACCATATAGGGTCAGTACCATCTGTTGTTAAAACAGAACCAACTGAACCAATTGCTAGTCTTTCTGAAGTAGCAGCACCTTGTTTAATTAAATCACCTCTAGTGTTTAATACAGCACCTGAATCACCTTGAGCAATTAATTGCCATTTAGCACCGTCTGAATCTGGAGATACATTATTAATTCTATCTTGTATTGCTACATAAGTTGATGAAGTTAATCTTACTACATCACCAATATTGTATGTCGCTGTAGCGTCATAAGCCGCTCTGTAATTAAATCCTTCAAGGTTTAAAGTCCAGTAAGATGTGTTTACCGTTCCATCTTGATTTGATGGATATTGATTTGAATGATTGGCAGTTGCTACATAGTTGTTACCACCATATTGAACGGTATCACCTGTTTTATAAGCTGTTCCGTGTGAATAAGTACCTAATGCTTTGAAACCTGTTGTAACGACATCCCAATATGAATTATCTGTTGGAGTATTTCCAGAACTTGGCGTAGCATTTACATAAACATAAGTGTAGCCGCCATAAGTTACTACATCACCATCTTGATAAGTTGTACTAGAACTATAAGAATCTTCCCATTGTAATCCTTCAGCATATACTTCCCAATTTGAACCTAATGCAAAAGTTGAAGCTGAAGTGTGTTGTAATTTACATCTATATTGATATGCGCCGTATTTAACAAGGTCATTTAATTTGTAAAATGTAGAACCAGCCCAATTTCCTTTAAAGTAAAGCCCTTCTGTGTGTAATTCATATTTACCGGCTGATAAATCTGTATAAAAATTTGCTTCTGAAGATTGTGATGTATGATTTGATGTAACAACATATGTGTTACCACCATATTTTACAATGTCGTCAATGAGATAAGCAGTTGAGACCGCCCAATCTCCTCTCCATTTAAATTTAATTCGTCCTAGTTTAAAATCTGCCATTTTTTAACCTTATAATACTACTATTTATACAAATTAAACAGCGTCCTGGTAACTAGTTGAAGCTGCCGGATAGGATGATTCTACCGTTGTTGGGTCATCCGTAGTTGCTGTTTGATTGTATGCTCTATTTTCCCTTTTAATTAAATAACCATCACTATCTACAAAAAATGTAGCGTCACCATCTTCAAAAAAATATTGTTGATATAAGTCAGATGTGTTGTTTTTATAACCCTTATTTATTCTACCTACTGCAATTTGAGCTCCGTTTGCTGGAGCAATATTAAATGTAATAGTAGGAGATGAATAAGTAAAATCTATTGTTTCTTTTTGTAAAATTTGATTTACATATACTCTAATTCTAGTTGCGTCAGGAACAGGCACCGTTAAATCAAATGTTGTATCTGAGCCGTCACCTGTAAATAATTGAGTATCAATATAACCCTCTTTAGCCTCTACATTACTACCACTTGTTGGTAATTGTATTAATGGGTCTGGACTACCGTTAGATAAATCAATTGTATCTGTATTATCTTTATCAATTTTAGTATAATAAAGAAGACCCTCTGTACTTCTTCTCAAAGCATGGAAAGTTTCTTTAGTTTGTTGTCCTTCAGGTACTATTTGTCCTATTACAGCCATTAACTAATCTCCAATATACTAGCATATGCTTCAACATCTACAGACGAACTATCTGGATTAGGGTCTGCATATACTCTTAATATGTCATTTGGTTCTAAATTTATAGGTTTATCTAAAACTAAAGTATTGTTTGCTGATACATTTAAACTTCTACCAACATGTCTAAAAGTCGAACCACCATCTATGGTAACTTTAACATTTACTTTAGCTGCATTTGTAGAACTTAAATTAGAAATATATAAAGCATGAATAACTGCATAAACAGAACCACCAGCTGTGTACATATTTCCTGTTGAGTCATCTAAAACACCAACATCTAAACCTTGATTTTTAAATGTACTAGCCACTTATTATCCTCCAAACACTATTGAATACGCTAATGCGTCACCATCAAGTGCTACTGTACCTGTATTATTAGGTAATGTGATTGTTCTATCAGCAGTTGGTTCTTGAACCGTTAATGTTGTTTCATAGGCATTTGCTAAATTACCTTCAAATATTAAATTTGCACCTTGGTCAAGTAATAAGTCGGTAGTTGTAGTAGCACCGTTAGTCATAACATTTTGTAATGTTACTGAACCAGCACCACCCATTTCTTTAACAACACCACCGGTAGTTTTTGTATAAAACTTACCGTCAGTAACATTCATTGCTAATTCACCAGCTTCTAACGAACCTGATGATGGTATAGCTAACGCTGTTTCCGTTCTTTTTGGTTTAAGTACCGTTGCCATTATCTATTTTTGTTTCTTGCTTTAAACTTAATTTTGTTAATTAATTTTTGTTTTGTCAATCGTCTATCTAATTCAATACCTAGTTTACGACCAATTGACTCTAATTCTTTTTTTGTTTTGTATTGTAAATCATTTATCATCACATCCTTTTTCTTTTCTTTTTTCATATAAGGCTTTGTGATAAAATCTTTAATTTTTTTCCATAAATTCATTAGAACGAACCTCCGTCAATAGTTGTTACGGTCACATCACCTGAAGAAACCGTGAAATTGCTAGAGTTAAATGAAGCCACACCGATATTTGATGTACTTGCTA